GGGGTGTCAGGCTGTTGTTTTATTTTTTCAGCAAAATATAGACATCTATTAATATCCTTAAAGCACAACGCCTGTTCGCAAGAACGCGATACATCTTGCCCTCCAATACTTATTATCAGTATGAAAAGCACCATGCTGCATCTCTACAACGCTTTAATACGGTCTATTTCGGTCTGGACTGCATCGGTAAAAGTTGAGCTAATCGTAGGATCAGCTTCATACCTAGCCTTGTCTGATTCTAACCTACCTGCTGATGGATCAACCCAACCGCTTACTAGCCCCCATGAACTACCATCATAGGTATGCTTACCAACCTTATATCCGTCAGGAGCAGTAACCCCTGTGTGCAAAGTGGCATTGCTACTATTAAGATCAGCGATGTCAAAATCGTCACCGCCGTTATTACGTACAGTAGTATTGGGTGTTGCTGAAAGATTAACTTCTACGTCATCATCAAATAAATAGAGGCTTACATTGCCGTCATTCTTGGTTATGGTCTGGCTCATTACGAGTCTCCGTTTAATAATAGTGCTGTTGTTGAAATTGCTAACCCTGCTTTAACGCTAGGTTCTCCTGCTGAAGTATTAAATGTGCCGTCTGGCCGTACATAATAGCTAGAACCAGCGGTCAAACTTGATAACCCTGTCACCGTACCACCTTGAACTATTACGCTGCCCGCTGCTCCTGCACTAAATGCGCTGTCAGCTATTCCTACAAAGTTGGTTGCAGTTAAGTTTGTTGTGCTATAAGCAGGGCGATAGGCTTGAAAATACTGACTAAAAGCACTGGATACATAAGCATCACTAAAAATACCAACGTATTCAGTGTCAGGGTCGTAAGATAATCCAATCTCAGACCTTTGATTTCTTGTGTAACCTGAAGGACTTCCTGCTGTTAAGGTATTACCAGAACAAGTTATAGGGTAGATATTAAGATTATTACCAGTAGAATCAGCATAAAGAAACAACGTTTTCTTTGCAGTGGGGTGGTAAATTATAGCTCTACCTCTTGAAGTACTACCACGAGATCGCGTTGTCTCTCCACCACTAGTATTTATGCCAGAGAAATCACTTCGAGCCAAAGCTGTGCCAACGGTAAACGAACCAGAACTTAGTTGTATAGCCATCGCTTGATAAGCGTTTGCATTTGCGCTTCCGCTACCACCAACATAAATACCCCTTTCGGCATTTTCGTCATAAACCATGCTGCTGTATTTTTGAGCGTCAGAAGATAAGACCACTCTTGTACCAGAACTTAATGCACCAGTGCTGGAGTTTACAGTGATCTCGTGCAGATAAAACTTATTACTTTGGTTATCGTCCGTGTAACCCGCTACAATTTTATTTTGAGACTTATCGTAATAGAGTGTGGGGTACTTTACTGTGTCGTTAAATATTTGATTTGACGTACCCACCGAGACAGAAGCACTGGCCCCTGACCCCGATGGTTTAACCGCTATTAGTCTAGGTCTGGTAGTTACGTCAGACATCATCATTACAATCCATTCACTGTCTTCGTCATACACCGCTTGAACTGGGTTACCTTTAGTGCCGTACCCACCAATACCCAAACTTACATTAGAACCTAGTGTAACGCTTGTCCCATTACTACCAATAGTGATTGGCATTACATAGTTCTGTTCACTTTCTTGATTAAAAAATACAACAAGATTTGAAGGGGGGTGAAAACAGGTTACCATTTGATTTCCTGTTTGGTCATTGCTTAGAATATTTGTTGTTGATCGCAACGTAAAAGTGTTGCCCGATAAAGTAGCGCAAAGAAATTGAGGGTAGTAAGTAGATGTATTTGAACTACTCCAAAAATGAACATTCCGATTTGTGTCATACCCTGCCGAAAGAGCGTAATAAGTAGGGAGTTGTGCAGCACTATATTGCGCTTGTGTTCCCGCGTCTTCAGAGGTTGCTGTTTCGGATACTTCAGTAACATCACCATCGCTTTCTAAAATCACAGGCTTCTTACTAGTAATACCACTGCCGCTGTCAGTAAAAGTCAGTTGTTTTGCCGCAGCTCCCGCAGGAAGTAGATCAGATAAATTGCTCACGATGTATACTCCAGATTTAAGGCGGTGGCTGACAGGGCTTTACCTATTTTTACTGCGGGTGAAGTAGAAGTAGTGCTAATGCTTCCATCCGCTTGCACGTAGTAGTCGCTACCTATAGTCAACGAGCTTACATTCGTAGAAATACCACCTTTAATTGTAACGTTGCCACTAGCTGTGTTACTTATAGCTTCATCTGTTATCCCTATAAAGTTTGCTAGATTGTTTGTGCCAGTGACAGAAAGAAAATCAGTTTGTACAACATTGCCACTCTTCCAATAGGTCACTAACACTTCATTATTTTGTGGGTCATACGTAGTTGATAGGGCTTGAACGCCACCTAAAGTCTGTAGCACTTTGTTAGTACCTAGCGTAATAGTGCTACCTCCAGAATCTACACTAACGACTAACGCATTTTGGTCAGTGACATCATTTTTTTGATATGCCAAAACCGTTCGCTTATTAAGCGTGTCATAAGAAAGATCAAACTGAGTGCTACCGTAACTTGTTCCTGAAATAACCGTAGTGGCAGTCCCTATTGTTGCAGAAGAAGCCCCTACATCTATAGTGACGACTTTTAAATTGTTGGCGTTATCGTAGTTGTAAGCAATGATGCCCCTATCTGCTTCAGCATCGTATTCCACACTTACTTGGTCGATATAAGCAGCACCCGATGCTCCCACATTCCCACTGTATATCTGAAACGAGCCTCCGTTATAATCCATTATTCCATATCTTACATAGGGGTTTGTGCTAGTTTTACATACCCATATCATTTTTTCTTGAGTTGAATCATAAGCAAAATCACAACTGTCTGATGAACTACTCATACCAAACGCCTGTCCCGTAGACAACAGATTAGTTAAACTAGGTGTGCTTCCACTATAAGAACCAGAACAGGAGAATACTTCTATGCTTCCATTAAAACCGTTATACCCTTGTATCAGCCACTGATTGTCACTAGTTTGATAACCAACAGCTGAACCAAATACGGGAGGGTTATAATTTGACGCAGTAGTAGTACCTTGGTGTGTAACTGAAGTCCCTGATATTGAATATCCACTTACGGAAAGAGCACTGCCACCTTGGCCCCATATAGCTAAACCATAAGCACTGGTTGGGTGATGCTTTAAACCCATAGTAGCGTCTTGGTCAGTTACAGTGACTGACTGTAAAACCACAGTCGTTCCAAAAGTAAGAGTCGTTCCACTTACGCTGGCTGCTGTTATCGTAGGATAATTACTAGAATTTATCGAAAAAACTACTAAAACATTACTATTGTTGTCCCAATCCGTTTTCATATCTGCGTATACAGATAGCGACATTCCGGCATTTGTACCGTCATGTGTTATTGTACCAGCAGAACTTTGCACGCCTTCTACAGTACCATCTGATTTAAGAAAAACAGTTTGTCCGTTACTTAAGTTTCCACTTGCTACAAAACTTACTTGCTTTCCCGCGCCCGCAGGAAAAAGATCGCTAAGATTCGTCATCCCGTATAATCCTTGATGTTAATTTGCGTAGCTGTGATTGCTTTACCAATAAGTTGGCCGTCTGAACTCGTTGTGATTGTCCCGTTATTTTGAACGTAATAATCAGAGCCTATCGTCAGACTTGACTGCGCTTCGTTCCTAGAACCCCAAGTGTTTATCGTGCCTGTCGCTGTGTCGCTGATGGCTGATGGGGCAAGACCTAAGAGGTTGGTTGCGGTGAGGTTACTTGATGTAGGACTAAAAACATTTACCTCTGCTGCATCGCTGTTTGACCCATCCATATAAAGCACAATAGATTTTTTTACGGACTGATCTGTAGTCACACCCCAATTACTATAGTTTTTATAACCTACTGTGGTAATTGAGCCTTCAGTAATAGTGGTTCCTGAATAGTTCAACTCGACCACTTTTCCGTCACTAGAAGAGGAATTACTACGATAATAATACACGGCTTGTGTAGCAGAACCACCCCAACCCATTGCCGGCTCGTTGTAATCGGGGTCAGCCGTTAAAGAAGTTGTAGCCCCTAGAGTAAGTGTTGTTCCTGAAACTGTGATTACACGAGCTAGCGATGTACCTCCCGAAGCTCCGGGATCGTGATAAGCCGCAATATAAGTAGACTCTGGAGAGGTATACCCATTCCAAAAACCACTAGCTATGTCATTATATTGTGAAGTGCCACCAGATATGTCAGTTGCTGTTCCCGCCGTTATTGTCGTACCACTCACCGTACAAGCAACAAAACTCATCTTACTTGTACTTCCACCTGCACAAACAAATTCCCCTTTTTTGCCACTTGCCATACGCAAAGGAATAGTATTACCACCGAATACACTTACTGCTGTATTCATAGTTAAGCTCGTCCCTGAAATACTAACTACTTGTGCAGATGAACCTGATACATTCCCCCAACAAATAACCACCTTTGAATCGTCTAAATTAGATATATCGCCTTCGTTGGCATCACCATAACTAGAACCAGAAAAAGCAGATGCTTCACTACCAAAAGAAAAAGTACTTCCAGAAACTGTAGCAGCTTTACATTTTATCGAAGAGCCACCCCTAAGTTTATAATAAAAAACCACTACGTTTTGCGTTTGGTCATACACACATCTACAAAAACTCGTGCCACTTGAAGTAATTACTGTCGGAGAGTTCATCGTCATAGTTGTACCACTTATAGTGGCTACGGCAGCAGTAGGGTAATAATTAGAAGCTCCTGCGGGCCAACATAAAATAATACTATTATTGGTAATGTGATAAGCCGCACCAGAAGTACCACTTACTTGGTAAGAGGTTCCTTGGTCGTCAGGAGTTCCCATACTCCCCGCAGTTTCTGAAATCCCACTTACTTTCCCATCACTCGTAAGAATAACAGGCGCACCCGCGCTGATATTGCCATCGGCTACAAAGTCTGTGTTGTTTTGCCCTCCCCCTTGAGGAAGAAGATCAGATAAATTAGCCATTTACACACTCCAGCCAATAGTCCCGTTTATATAGGTCATGGTTATCTGAGCAAAGTCTTTGTCAAACGTTAAATCAGTGCCACTTGACGCTATATTGCTACCGTTTCTGGCAACTGTAAAACTACTTGAAGAGGCGGTATAACCTGCTTTAATAGTTATCGCATCTCCTGCCGAAGGGCCACTGGGTAGTGTTATAGTTATACCTCCAGTAGTTACAACTATGAAATCTCTATTAACCGCTGAATATCCTGTGCCTTTTAATAAAGGAACAACTGCACCGCTACCACCATTAGCAAATGGTAATACGCCTGATACAGCAGCCGTTAAGCTAACTCCCGAAAGTGTGCCGCCTAACGTTAAGTTTCCTGTACTAGTTACTGTACCTGTCAGAGTCAGTCCGTTAACGGTTCCAGTTCCAGCTACCGAAGTCACTCCATCAGCTGCAACATTAGCATTGGCATCTACAACAGCAGCTCCTGATCCTGCGCCATCTAAGTAGAGAACTTTAGTTTGCCCTGTAGGTATATTTACAGTAGCTCCTGACCCCTGCTTTATGGTTATGGTCTGACTGCCTGTTGTAGCATTCTCTATCCACATAACCCGCGAAACAGTGTTTGGCGCTATCGTAAGTTCCCTAGTCGTAGAAAGAGTTGCTGTAGAAGTGACTTTAAAATACAGCGCACGAGCAGGATCAGCAGAACCATCCGCTATGGTGGTCGTTTGGTTACCGTCTGAACCAAAACAATCTTGAGTGTTATACCCAAGTGAGTCAGCAATAAGTTCTAAATTAGTATTAGTACTAGTACCCCAAGTACCGTCCTCATCGCCTGTAGTAATTTCTTTAAGTCTTAAATTATTTACATAAGTAGCCATAATATATTCCTATGCTGCTTTGTTTATATCTACCCAACTAGGTGTTTGAGAATCATCTATCGTAGTCCAACCACCTCTACTTATTGTTCCTACCGCGCCCGTACCACTTACACCTGTAGCTACTATAGAGCCACCAAATGCGATAATAACAGGCTCAACTCCACCTGTCCCCGCCACTCCAGTTATCGCAGGTAGCACTAAATCAGTAGGTGCTCCAACAGCACTTGTGCCAACTACCCCTGTAACAGATACGATTCTATCGTAAGCTGGAGTAACCGTACCGACAGCACCCGTACCACTTACGCCTGTAGGTACAAATAAATCTCCTACTACAAGCGCAACCGCACCTATAGCACCCGTACCACTTACGCCTGTAGGAGTTACGGAATCTACTACACTTATTGAAGTAGTTCCTACTGCACCCGTACCACTTACGCCTGTCGGTGTTTGCACGCTGCTGTATGCAGTAGTTACGTCCCCTACACTACCTGTTCCTTCTACACCCGTTGGGATTATAAGCCCAGTACGGTTTATAACAACGCTACCTACCGCGCTAGTCCCCTGTACCCCAGTGGGTATTACAGACCCTCCTATGGAGAATCCTACAGTGCCTATTGCTCCTGTAGCTGATACGGAAATATTGACATTATTTCCCCACGAGCCTTGGCCCCACGTACCTGCGCCCCATGTAGCTCCAAGCCCTACAACTTTATCAGTCATTCAAGACCTCTAGGCGATACGTATAATCGCAGTAGAAGCACCCGCAGCTGGGAACTGGATTTGAAAATCCCCTGAACTTACTGTTTGATCTCCACCAAAAGCCAATACCGCACACGCTGAATTACTGTTGCTAGTGTTATAGATCATTGCCCCACATGTTGTAAAAGAAGCACTTGACCAAGTAGTGTCAGAAAAATCACAAACAGCCGTAGTACCAGAAGCAACCGGAGTTACGTTAGTAAGAGTGTTACCACCTGCACTGTAACCTGAACCACTTGCCTCATCAGAATTACCTGTGATGTTAGAGTAGTTAGTGCTTGCAGCTCCGTAAGTTCCTGAACCTGCTGATACTGACTTAAGTAGTGCAATCTTCAACGTATCCGCACCGTTTTGTAAGTCATGTAGCCCCTTAAGTAGTTCTACTTTAAAACTTGTGGGCATTGCTGTTGATACTGTTATTGCCATGTTATATCTCCAATAGTTTTACAAGTTCCGAATGCCCAGCATCGCGGAATTGGTTTGCCAAAGTTGTGCGGTCTGAACGAATAGCTTGTTTCATATACTCAACCAGTACCCCACGGATTTGATTTTTAAACGCTTCTGCCTGTTCTACAATCAAAGGATGACTATTGCCACCCACATAAATTATTTTATCTAGCGCCTGTTCAGCTAACTCTTCGGGAGTAAACCCTCGCTTAGATATAGTAGTAACCTTTACGTTACCTAGTTCCACAACGCTTTCAGAACTTATCATCAAGCCGTCTCCACTTTAACTTGACCACCTCGGTATGTATCCTCGCGCAATTTACCGTCACCCAAGTTTTTAAGTAACGCTAACGACTGTGCATACATATTATCGTAAAGAGCCACCATATCTGGTTCTCCTTTTTGAAATCTAATTGCTTCTACTAAAGTACCGTTTAACAATGCTGAATCAAACTCTGTGCCTAACCATGAAGTACCAGTAGTTACTATAGACTCTGGATAATAAGCAAAGTGTATTTCTGCATCGAAATTAGCGTTAGGAGTTGGCCCTACTATAAAGCTAGTTTCGTCAAAAATAGCATAATGCACAGGCACTCCTGTTGTAGCAGGGTTAGGATAGGCTTCACGCATAAAGTTTACATCTTTATCTAATAGATAAATGTAATCACTACCACTTATTATGGCTAAAGAGTAAGCATACAAAAAACCAGAAGGCATTGTTAAATATTTATTACCGTTAGTTAATGACCCTGTTTGATTCTTTCGCAGTGCAGGTAAAGAAACAGTAGTGTATATTTTTTGCTCTGCTTGTTTAGTAAACATAGCAAGCTGGTCATCCGTGAACGTTTGCTCACAAATGTCATTAACATTGGTTTTAAGCTCTGTGTAGTTCACTACGCCATCGGACCTCTTGCTTTAGTACCCTTAGTAGCCGCACCATTACCACGAGTTTCTATACCGCTTGTCTTCATGTTAATAGGTTGATTGACCTGTGTGCCGGGGCTATAAACTGTAGGCTCGTTTGGAAGCTCTATAATTTTAGGTGCTTTTTTACTTTCTCTTTTCATTCTAAATACCTCTTACGGTGTGTTAGCTTGACCACCCATTCCACTATGAGCAGAACAATAATAATATAAAGTAGGTGCTGGATCGGGCACTGTTATTTGTGTGTAAGCCCCTGCATTTCCGGGGACTCCTACTTTAGTTACTCCTGTTGTATATTCTGACCCTCCACCCCATGTTCCATTGGGCGTAGTTGAAAGCCGTAATGGATGCGTTCCGTTTGTACCATCTGATTGGTCAAACTTATAAGTTAGTCCTTCTGTTAAATCTATTGTAGGACTCACCACGCCTCCTAAATAAAATTTATTACCCGTTCCATACGAGTTTGTGCCTGTTGCAACTGTTA